TGATCTAACACTACAATAGTTATCTCACTAGGGTCGTTAGGTACATACACCTTGTTATATTTATCTTGCTGCACTATTTCACCACGTTCTAGAGCATAGGCTTTTAGTTCTTTAGCAATACCTACAGGGTTTTCAGGACCATCAATGATTGTAACTACATCTTCAAGTTTTGTCATATAGTCCTCGTACATAAGAAATAAGTCATGCTCATCTTTAGTCATCTTCTCTGTCCAACCAAGTAGTTTGTTAACTGGTATGATAACACCCTGGTCTAGAAATATCTTACGAGATGTCCACTTTGCAAGCTTGTAGGTTCTACTACGCTCCATAGATCTATACCATACCTTCACCTTTATACCAGACTTTTGTCCTTCTTCAGACATAGCCCAGTCTACAGGGTTAAGTACAAATGCGTCATCTATGAAGCTAGTTTTACCTGAACCAGTCAATCCACCAATCAAATAGTACATTGACTTTCTAATGCCAACATACCTATTAAGTCTGTCAAAACCCATAGGTATGCCACCATTTCTTCCATCGAGACCTTTTTGGACCTCTTCTTTTAATAGCTGAAAACTCATTAAAATCCAAAGTTATCAAAGTTATCTTTATCTTCTGGCCATATCATTGTACCTATCCACATAAATATCCTTGCTACTACTATCCATAATATTATACTAAGTATTATTTTCATCTTTCCAGTTTTTATTGTTTGCTAATTGTTTTAATTTATCAAAAGCATTATTCATCTTTTCATCATCTGAATAATAATTACTTCTGATTTTTTTCATCCACTCGTTAAATTCAATTGTGTTTTGCATATTAAATGTCTAAAGGACCTCCTGATGGTTCAGGTGTATCATCATCTTTATTTTGCTCTATAAGCTCTATAAAGCTTTCAAATGTACGTTGATTTAGATAAGGAATAGAACCCTGCATAAAACTCATTATGTTTTTTCTCTCTTTTACTGAACGTTTTGCTTTTTGCTCAACCTCATATTTGAGAGCTTCTGTTAGTTGTTTTGCAGTGTATTCTCCCTCTTCTATTATCGTTTGAAACTTCCTCCTACATTCTTCTTTACCTCTTCTTAGCGATCTGGTTCCTGTGAACTTTTTGCCATGAATACTAAAAGAATCTGTAGGTGGATAGTTTTTCCACCATTCCTCGAAGTCTGTTGTTACTGGTTTTCGTTTTACTATTTTAGTACTATCAGGTTCACTAACGAACTTGAGCAAATCTTTGCCAAGAGTTGTTAGTTTCTCTTCATCTTTAGTTATAAGACCTTTTCTAATTAAGCCATTATAAAGAGCAGCAATCTTCATACTATCCTCATACAGAGGTTTTATGTCATACTGCTCTTCAATAAGCTTTAGTAGATATATTAAGTCTAGATTATAACTTTTCTTGATGAGTTCCTGAAATACTTGAGGGCTTATGTGCATTCTCATCTCTTAATGGTTTTTCTACTATTATTAATGCAGGCTTTTTCTTTTTCTGATCTTCAAGATATTGCCATTCTTGCCACTCTGCTTCCATTATATACTGCTGATGTAGTGCATCAAACCCTTCTTCAGCAGCACGTGATGCATGCTCCCAGTCTTCGTTAATTAACTTAGACATTTGTCTTAAGTTTTGACTTGTTCTTAGATCCTTTAGGTCTTCCTGGTCCACGCTTTGGCTTACTGACTATCACATTAACAGTCTTATTCTTACTACCTTTTGGTCTACCTCTTTTAGGCTTTATAACTGTATCCTCAATTGGTTCAGCTCTAAACATTTGGTATACTGTAAATGCTAATCCTGCCATTAAAATTACTACTACTACTGTTGCTGTTTTCATCTTGTTTTTATTTATTTATTAATATTAATCTTTAATTCTTAATCCAAACTGATTATTAAACCACTCGAATGTTGTATTTGCTTTAGTTGTATTAAACTTGAATACTTTCTTTAAAGCCTTTATAGAATATTTCCTAAACTCTATAGATTGATCTTTTGTCATTGTCCAGTTAAAATACCACTCATCATCATCAAGAGTGTCTGCTAGTCGTTTACCAACCATATCTAGTTGATACTCAATTAAATGACTTGTAATAGTTGATCTGTTAATCTTTGCTTTTTTCTTCACATTTAAAATAGATTTAGTTGATTAGGTACTACAGTGTTCTTCTTACGCTTACCTTTTGTAAGAATCTTTACAATCATACTCTCTGCTTGGTCTATGTAATACTTGTAGTTTATATTATCTACTGAGGAATCTTTCTCTAGATAATTACAAACATGACAAACCCACTCACCAGCTTCCACCTGACTTCTCTTAGCAGCTTTGCTATCAGAGTCATGGTTCTTCACCTTGTAAACTTTCTCACCAACGTTAGCCACATAGTATCTAATCAATTTGTTATACTTCGTTTTAACATTAGTTACTTTATTAATTCCCTCATAATGGAAATCTCTAGATGCATTCTTCCTGATACAAAAATCATATAAATTCTTATGATTCATAATAGTATCTTTAACAGGAGTACCGTGCACATAGTACTGCTCAAGAGCAATGGGAACAATCCTACCAGACTTATTCTTATGTAGTTCAAAGTCTGTAAGAAAGTCCCCCTTTTTCTTGACATAACCATCAGGCATGATGGCCAGGTAGTCATTAACAGTAGAGAATAAGATCTTTTTATAGTCTGTACGTTCTAACACATATTGTGTAGCATCGCACCACCATTTATTAATCTCATGCATCTTAGGTATCAAGTCTTTCTTAACCTTAATAGTTACACCGTCTGTATTTGCAGATATTATCTTTATGCCATTAAGCTCATACCTTTCAATAAGCATCATTAGACTAAACTCACCAGTTATAGTGGTGAACATAGTTAACTGCCTATCGTAGATCCATGAGTTCATGTCAGATGACTTACCGTACACAGAGTTAACTGCAAGCTTAAGCGCTCCTACAATTCCTTTGATTCTCTTGTCACTCTTTGCCTGTGGTTTAAGTTCCATTCTTTTGTCAAACATACGCTTGTACCCATTCAGAAACTCTTTACCTAGGTGAGCAGGATATTTCCCACTGTTAATTATTATAGCAGGATAGTAACTAGCTACATCCCAATCTATAATCTCGTGATCTTCATCTTCTTCAAACACTTCTGGTTTGTTCTCTGTATGAAGACCTCCTTTCATGAAGGAGTATACATTATCATAAAAATGTACATGCTCTTTAAAGTTATCCATAAGGCCTAGCTTACGCTTCTTGACACTGCTTAACAGGTCCTGTAGCTGCTTAGTCTCAAACTTAACGTAATGAGCAATACAATTCTTCATGTCAATACTCTTCCTGAAGTATCCCTTCCGTGGAAGCTCACGTATATCTATACCTTTCTCTTGACAATAATACTTCTTGATGATTTCATCACCAATCTTACTATCAGAATAATTAAGGCATTGTATACCAAACTCCTCTTCTATATCTTTACGTAACTGTATCTGGTTATTACCTTTATAAAGCGGATGATCTGTGTCACCTAACGTTATCTTATAGAACTCATAGGTTGCATCAACATCATTAAAACAATACTGCAATGACAAGAACACTTCATCCTTGGTCATATTTGTTTTAGTGTGATGTATAGGCATCTCTTCAATGTTCTCAAGATCCATCTCAAACTCTAACCTCTTCAGACTCACACGCCTGTTCTTGTTATCGTAGTGATGTATCTTAAATAAATCTAACTGTTTCAGACTTAACTCATGTTCTCTATACTCTGGAAAAACATCATAATTAGCATCATGTATAACATCTTGAGCTTTCTGTGCTATTTTAGCACATATTTCTAAGCCTGTAGCATCATGCCACTGTTCATAGTTTCTAAGTATCCATTCAACAACTTGAGCATCAAATCGTAGGTTGTTATAACCTACCCAGTACACATCCTTATTGTCTTCAGTGTATTTAGCAAACGAATCTAACTGATTCTCCCACTTACTAACAGTAAAGCTCTTAGGCGTGCTCTGAGGCTTCATACATACTACTATGAAACATTCCTGCATAGTTTCTATGTCATATATAATTACATCATTCATTGTGTTGTTCGTTTTATATATTCATGTTTATCTTCTGCTTCCGACCACTCATCTAAGTGTTTATCGAAATGCATCCTATAGTCAAATCCTGCACTGAATGTTTCATCACATCTACTACATTTAATGAATGGTTTAGTCATTCTCTGTCTTTCTTAAGTCTTTCCACTCTAAATAAAAGCCCACTGCTACTATGATATTCAT